CCAGTTCTTCGGGGATGGTCAGCCCCGCGATGGCTCCGTCAATGGCATTTTTTACACCTTCGGAGGTCACAGCGTACCCCACGCCATGCCCCGGAACTGGAGCCGCGTCGAATATTACCGCGTTGCTGTCGTACTGGTCAGCCACCGCGTCCGCGATCTGCTGTTCAAGGTCGTGGATGAATGAAGCCGACGGGTCGCCTCCGTCTTCGGGGTCCTTCTGAACTGACAGGATATAATTCAGGAAGCCGATCGTGTCGCCACCCTTCTCGACCTTGATCTGTGCCAGGTTATCACCGGCGCACGCGGTCATTTGTTCAGTGGTTACCACCTCGACGTAGTTGCTGGAGGTGTTCGTGACGGCTGCGGTGACTATGTGGCCGTCGGGTTTTCTCACGCTGACGGTCAGGGTCTCCGTCCCGTCCAGTGTGTAAACCGCCGAGCCGTCGAACAGGTTGAACCTTGTCGTCCTTCCCTCGTCGAACTGTGAGGCGTGCGCCACCGGGTTGGCTCCGCTCGGGATGAAATTCAGGTTAATTACTTCCATGTTTTAACCTCCTAATTTTTCTATTTTCTTTTTGAGTTCTTCGATGTCCTTCTGCTGTTCCTGTACCATCTTGACCAGGTACGGGACGAGCTGAACGTAGTCGAGTGAAGCGGGCGCGTTCTCCGTCTCAGGCGTGACCACGTTCGGGAGCACCTTCGCCACGTCCTCAGCTATGAAGCCTCGGCGGTCTTTGCCCTGTGCTTCGTTCTTGTAGTCAAAAGAGACAGGCTCCAGCTCCAGGAGCTTGCGAGCCTCCTCGCTGGTCATGTCCGTGATGTTCTTCTTCACCTTGCGGCTGGACGTCTGGGTGAGGCTGACGCAGCGCACGTTGCCCGTGTCGCCTGAGCACAAAATATTTATATTTTCCGCGCTGTCTTTAAGTCCCAAGCTCGCGCCATTTGCCGAGTTAGCTTGCATATAGCCGACGCTTGTCCCGGAGGTATTAGCTATATATATACTTCCGCCATATGTCCCGACATAAACGCTCGCCACCCTTGTGCCAGATGTGTTGCTCACAGACATGGCACCTCCGGCGCTACCGTTTTGGAGCGTGCCCGTCACAGTTCCCGAATTGTTGGCCACGTACATGGCGCCGCCGCTAACGTTAACTTGCATAATTGCAAGGCGACGGTTGGAGCCGTCCAGAAGGTCGAGCGTCGCGCCGTCGATGGAGTTATAGCCCAGTTTCGCGCGCGTGACGTTGTTGCTGTCTATCAGGTTAAACTGCGTCTTTGCTTTTAACTGATTAAGCACCGCCTCGCCGTTGGTCATGTTTATGGTGGAGTTGTGACCTACGTCTTCGATGGTGCCCGCCTTGATCAGGTCGGCGTTCAGGGTGCCCGTGCTGACATAGTTCGCGACGATCTTCCCGTCTGACGTGATGGCGGTCCCGTAGGGGCCCGCGTAGCCCGTCGACGAATAGCCGAGGCCCGAAGCGTTCCAGCGCCATATTTTTGTGCTGGTGCTTATGTCTGGCGTGTTCATGATCAGGATCTCGTCGGGCTCCCCGTTGCCGTCACTGTCGTGGAGTATCACGTACCCGCCCAGGTTGCCCGTGATGAGCTCCGTGGCGTGTGCTATGGCCTCAGCCATGAACGACGTGCTCGGCGTCTCCTGGAGCTGTTTCTGCGCGCTTGCGATGGTGTCGCAGATGTTTGTCCTGGCGTCGCCGAAGGTGGTCGAGGTGTAGCGCTCCTCCAGAACGTTCCAAACCGTCTTCACGCACTTTGCCGCTGCACTGATGCCCAGCGCTTCAAAGTAAATGTGGACAGTATCGCACAGATCCACTCGTTCCGTCAGCTTGCCACTCTGGACGAAGTCCAATGTGATGCTGTTCGTGATCGAGGTCAGATTCGTGTTCGTGATGTATGCGTTGGCAAGGTTTGCGAGCTGTGTTGATATTGCCGTTCCGCTCTCAGGATCAACATCCTGTGAGAAGTCAATGGCAATATCACGATCAACATCCAGAGAGAGTCCGGTGCTGACCTTCGTTCCCACCGTTTTGTTGCCGTCCTGATCAATATAGAACGGAATAACACCTGTGCAGAGGTTGCTCATATCAAGCATCTGGGAAAGCTGAGTCAGATTCTTCGCATATCTGATCTCCACTCCCCTGTCGGATCCACGAGCCTGCTTCAGTGATGCGGTGTAGTTATCATACTTCCATTCACCGCCGTATATGTCGAGCAAAGAGCCCTCTTTGCCTCCGAACCACGACCTGACTGATGAAGGTGCCGTGATGCTGAATGCAGCGCTCACGGTCTTATCCGTGTTGATGGTGAACGATCCCGCCTTTGCTTGCAGAAGAGCGCATGCAGCCACGGCAGATGATGCCGTACCGCTGGAGATGACCTTGCCGCTCAGATCATAGGAAATGTGCTGTGCATTTACCGTGAATGAGCCGTTGATCGTCTTGCCTATCTTGTAGATGCGGAAGATCTGAGGATCGTCTGTGTAGTTTGGTTTTGCCAGGATAAAACGATTAGGTTCTATCTCGGAGGCGTGTATGCCCTCCACGGCATAAGTCATGGCGAGCTCATAACCACCATTCCTCTCCTCTGTTACCGTGCAGGATATGCAGTCTGAAAGAGGGCCGATGCCGTAGTTGGTCGGCACCGTGCCCTCTGTCATTGTCTGAAACAGTATAGGAATCATAAGTTATCCCCTTATATCGTAAAATACCTCGGTGTTATCGTGCAGAGTGAGACCGTTCCGGTGATGCCCACGGTGTTGATGCCAGGCTCGATCGTCGGGAACGAACCGCTGATCTGCGAGTTCTTGTTTTCCGCGGGAAGTCTGTATGCGTTCATCTGTTCACAGTCGATGTTGATGTAATCTGTGACCGATGCGCTCATTGTCTTACCACCACAGGTGATCGTTACGGTGCCGGAGCCCTCAATGTGGATCAGAGGCTTTGCAGCGAACCTTGTCGGGTTGTTGATCTTGTCTCCGTTCACCACTGTGACGGGCTGTTCACCGCTCTTGTAGAATCGCTCAGGACGGCAGGTGAATGACAGCGTGGCCTCACCGTACTGTGTGAGGTGGTTGCTGACTCCGATTCCGCCTGAGTAATAAGCCAGACGGAAAATATCGGGCTCGAAGCTGTCCTCGAGCCTCTGATAACCCTTCTGGGAGTTGAGCCATGCCTCAAAAGCATCGACCTGATCCACAAGGTCCTTCTCTGCATCGTCAGCCAGCCAAACTTGATAGGATCTGACCACGTCTTCCCAGGCATCCTGCTGGAAGACGACAGCTCCGTTCCTGCCGGGCACGGTATAGACTGACTGCTTCCTTGTAGGTCTTTCAAACGATGGAGCCTCGGCGACCACCATGCCATAGTCGCTTGAGGCTTCACCGCCGTATACTATCAGGCCACGCCTGTTAGTAAACTGATTAAATAAATTAGCCATACACTGCGCTCCTTCTTGTTGTCATCTCCTCGAGCTTGTATGCGACCGCATCGGCCAGATCTGTTACCGACTGACCTTCAGCTCCGTATACGTTGATGGAGATGTTTCCGCCGTTGTATGTGTTCGTTGTTCCGAGTTCGGAGGGTCCTGCACTGTATGAGTTGACCTCTGCGCTCATGGATCCCGTCAGACCGTTCATCGAGTTAGCCATATCAGCTTCAACATCGCCGATCTGGTCTTCCCAACCTACGCCAAGACCTTCAGCCATGAAGCCACCGATCTCGGCAAACACCTTTGACGGGGATGCAACACCAAGCTGCTTCTTGATCGCGTTGGTGATCTGGGTTCCGAAGCCCTTGATCTTCTCGGTTACCCAGCTCGCCTTGTCGCTGATGCCGTTCCAGAGTCCGGTAACGAGATCCTTGCCGATCTGGATGACCTGCTCGGGCAATTTTGCGAGCGTGTTGTAGACGTTCGTGCAGAAGCCCGTGATATTGTTGATAATGCCCGTGACCTTCGACTGAATCGTAGTCCAAGCAGTTGTGAATGCGTTTTTGAGGTTGGTCGTCCAATTTGTGAACGTGGTCTTGATGCCGTTGATGAACGGCGTGAGCCATCCGGTGATCTTGCCGCCCCAGTATATGATGTTGTTGTAGATGTTCATCGCATAATCCACGATGACTTTTCCGATGGACGGCAGAGCTGCCACCAAAGCCACAACCACGGCGCCTATTATGTAAAGGACCGCTGTGAGGATGGTATCAACGTTCTCAGGCGTCATCAACGCCGTGGCCAGCCCTCCGATGA